TGAAAACAATTAGCGAACTCATTGAATGGTTAGGGGACATTAAAATTAGTGCCTTAATCCGAGAAGGCGAAACATATTCGGATGCATTAGAATATTACAATCAAATCGTAGCAATACTTACAAAGGAGCAAGACAATGATTAAAGTTGGATTTAGTTACAAAGCATATAGCCCAAAACAAGTTGGCAACGGAATTTTATTCTCAATCAGCGACAAAGACAAAAATGGAAAATGGCATTACATCTCGGTTATGGGCAACAGTTCTCAACCGTTCCCAGAAGATAAGCAACGGATCACAATCGAAGCGATAGAAGGTATCGGTTTAGGCGAATACAAAGACAAGCCGCAAAACACAATATTTGCGAGATGGTCAATCGCACCAGAGAGAGCAGAAAGACCGAGTGAAAAGTATGAAGCACAAGAAGTCATTAACATAGAAAGTGATGACCTACCATTTTGATGATACCATTCATTGACAGAAAATTACTGTTAGAACTTGTTGAAGATTTAAAGTCAAAGAACCGAAGAAACGAATGTGATTGGCAAGAAGTGGCAGAGCGGTTAAACGAACATCATCATATAAACAAAAATAAAGAGTTTTATCGCTCAATGTACAAACGCATGACAAAACATATGCCGAAAGTGGAAAGACCTTCTAAAACGCACGAAAACGCACGAGAGAGCAAACCGATTGATGAAACCAAAAGAATATCCATAGAAATTGAAGGTAACGGCATACAACGAAGTGAAATGCTGCTTGATATCGTGTCGCATCCATTAAAAACTCCACAAGAGATTATGAGATTACATGGGTATGACATTGGTCAATGGGAGTTAGTGAAACATCAGTTGAAGTTATGGAACTCATATTCAAAGCAAGATGGCACTCACGAACTATATTCAAGTTCACTAACCGTTAAACCGATTAAGAATGGGTTAAGCATTGATGCCATTGAACAAGCGATTTTAAAGACAATAGACAAGTATTTCATAGAAGATGAACTATCCTATCAACCTTTAGTTAAAAGAGAGTGTAATAGAAATTTGGCTCTCTTATCCATATTTGATTTACACTTAGGAAAGTTTGCATGGCGATATGAAACCAACAATGACTATGACTTACAAATAGCCGAAAGATTATTCAATGGTGCAGTTGATAATTTGTTAGCACAGATTGAAAAAGAAAAACCAGAGAGCATCTTAATCCCATTTGGAAATGATTTCTTTCACTTTGATAGCGATGAAGGTGGTTCTAAAACGGTTAGGGGAACACCACAAGATACCGACACAAGAACACCTAAGATGTTTGAAAAAGGCATCGACATTATGATTAGAACGATTGAGAGAGCATTAGAAATTTGTGATCATGTCATATTTATGAACATTAGTGGCAATCACGCTTATAATTTAGAATACTATGCTGCAAGTGTCATCAATCGTTTATATCGAGATAACCCAAGAGTAGAAATGATGTTTAGTCCTATATCAAGAAAGTATTATGAATATGGTCAAAACTTATTAGGGTTTACACATGGAGATGAAGAAGGCAAAAACCTTATTACACTCATGCAAGAAGAAGAAAAAGAATCATGGGGTAGAACTACTTATCGTGAATGGTTATTAGGACATTTACATCACGAGATTAGAAAAGAACACAATGGGTTTGTGATTAACACCTTATCAAGTTTAAGTGGTGCAGACAAGTATCATTTCAAGAAAGGTTATGTAGGTGCTATTAGAAAAGCACACGCATTTATCTATGATTATGATTATGGTAGAATAAAAGAAATGATTGTTAATACTAAAATGATCGAAGATAGTTTACCATTGTAATTTGAAATAGGTTATTAGATTAGTGTATAATAATTATGCCAACTCTTAACATGAGTAAGGGTTTAAGTGATGAAGTGATCGTGGTTATGCACTATCACAGAACTTGTAATGGGTCGCAGTCGCCTTCATAACAAAATGACTGCACATTTGAAAATATGTAGTAGATGTGTTAAAATAATTATGCAAGAACCTTGGGGGCGAGAAGTTGCTTACTCACTGAGGGCGTTCGCTGGGCAACGAACATATGGTACCGTCTGCCTAAACAATGTGGGTATAGACACATTAAACCTATACCAGCACAGAGTAAACTGCTAAAAATCAAATGACGTTAGCACTGTGAGTTTACGAAAAATAGTGCCATAAAGAAGCGGTTGATACCCATTGGGCTGGGATGCCCTGGAACAATCTTTGACGATAGACGTATCGTTGAAGTAGGGACAAAAGCAATTACGAGCAACCTTAAATGGACTTTCACTGATTGACACAAAACCCTACAATTTAATTAAAATAGTATTCATCGTGGCGGAATAGGTAGACGCAGTGGGAATATTGAAAGTTGCTGGAACGCTGGGACGGTAATTAGATATTGAGGACAGTGCTGTAAGGTGCAAATCCTTACCGATGAATGTTTAATTTAGAGCAACAAAACACTCATATGTGTTTGATAGGGCAATACTGATGGTAGTGTCCTTTTTTATGCACAAAAAGACATCTTATAAATTAGCAATAACACACGAAAAGATAACATTTTCGCATTTATAACCGAAAGGGTATAATCAAGTATCAATCAAGTTAAATTACACCCAAAAGGGTATAAGGTACTTAAATTGAAATAAAATGAGTATGATAAGTAGATTAACCCATAAAAATTCAAATATAACAAAACGTGGGTTAAATTACAAAAGTCATTGTTAGATTAGTACAAATATCTGTTTTGTCGAGTAATGTATGAAATATCGTTAAATTATTGATGGTTTTGTAGATTTCAATTATGGACTAAAATTATTCAATAATGAAGAAAATAGTAAACTTGTAAAAATGGCAAAACGCAAATAAATAGAAAAGGAGATGAGTATGAAATATAAAGAATGGCTCACAGAAGAATCTCTCATACTCATTGAGGGTTGGGCAAGAGAGGGTTGTACAGACCGAATGATTGCTGAAAGAATGGGAATAGCAGAGAAAACACTGAATGAGTGGAAACAAAAGTACAGTCAAATAAGTGTGTCCTTAAAAAATGGTAAAGAGGTAGTGGACTTCAAAGTTGAAAATGCGCTACTCAAAGAGGCATTAAGTGGCAACGTAACTGCTATGATATTCTGGCTCAAAAATCGTAAACCAGATAAATGGAGAGATAAAGGGCAAGAAGTCAAAGATGAATCCATTGACAAAGTTGATGAAATGCTTAGCGAGATAAAGGGTATCGCTCATGTATCTCACTGATAAGCAAAAAGACTTCATCAACAATTCAAATCTAACGTGGAATATAAAGATAGGTGCGACACGATCTGGAAAAACGTTCCTTGACTTCCTATACGTAATCCCAGCAAGAACACGTGAATTAAGTGGCAAAGATGGATTATATGTCATTATGGGAGTATCTACTCAAACGATAGAGCGAAACGTGTTAGCACCCATGAGAAAGAAATGGGGTTCAAAATTAGTTGGGCATATCATCATGGGTAAAGGGGAAGTTAAGCTATTTAATGAAACCTATTACGTTGTAGGGCATGAGAAATCAAATGCAATCAATCGCATTCAAGGTTCATCTATTAAGTACCTATACATTGATGAAATCGTGCGAATGAATCAAAGTGCATTTGAAATGGTTAAATCACGTTTAGATCAAGAATATTCAAAATGTGATGCCACAGGAAACCCTGAACAACCCACACATTACATCAAACAATTCATAGATTCACAGTTAGAGCATGGCGATTTGTATTATCAACATTACACAATAGATGATAACCCTGCATTACCACAATCATTTGTTGAACGTTTGAAACGTGAATACTTTGGAACAGTCTATTACAATCGTTACATCTTAGGACAATGGGCATTAGCAGAGGGTGCTATATATCCTATGTTCAAAGACAATCATGTGATTAGTGATTGGAAAAAACACCCTATCCGTAAATTAGGGGGATATGTCAATATTGGAGTAGACTTTGGTGGGAATAAATCAGCACACGCATTTAACTGCACATGGATTAGTCTTAATAGGCAATATGTAGTAACCATTAAAGAGAAGTTAATCAAGCGTGAATTGAATCCACAAGAATTAGAACATGAATTCGTTAATTTCGTTCAAGAAGTCTTAGATGAAGATTATAAACTCAATTCAATACGTGCAGATAGTGCTGAACAAGTGTTAATCAGAGGATTAAATAACGCATTACACAAAGCTAAAATCCTTTATAAGATTAAAAACTCACTAAAAACACAAGTGAACAATCGTATACGAACTTATCAACGCTTAATCAACACTGATAGATACTATATCCTTGATTCATGTCCAGAAACCATCAATGCGTTCAAAAATGCGATATGGAGTTCTAAAACAGACAGTGAAGGTAAAGATATACGATTAGATGATGGCACAACAAACATAGATAGTTTAGATGCTCAAGAATATAGCACAGAAGAAGAACACGCAA